CGTTACCATTAATTTTAAAGTCTATTACACTACAACGAGAATGTAATGGTTGTATAATTCTATTCTTAAAATTACAAGTAAGAATAAATCCACAGTTAGAACTATACTCTTCCATAAAGTTTCTAAGAGCTGGCTGCGTACTATTAGGATTTAAATAATCAGCCTCATCTAGTATTACATATTTCCTTCCTCCAGACAAACTTACCGAAGAAGCAAACTGCATTATCTCGTTACGCAGGGTATCTATATTACCTGATAGACTACCGTTTATAACGATATAATCGCAGTCTAACTGCTCTAACATAGCCTTGGCTATGGTAGTCTTACCTACCCCAGGACCACCAGACAATATTAAGGTTTGGTATGTTCTTACTATCCACAAACTCCTGGAATGTATTATGTAATTCCTTAGGTAGAATAGTTTCATCAACCTTCTTAGGTCTCCACTTCTCTACCCATAAATATTCATCACGCATATGCTACTCGTATGTTGAATTAGCTTCGACAGCAACCCAGTAAGTCAACTCCATGTCCGAAGACGTTGAAGTAAACTGAGCGATACCTCTGCTAGTTAATTTTACATTATAATCGAACTGCATCATCTTAAAGTTTTCAGTCTTAAAGATAAAGTTAAAAGTTTTATCACCAGTCCAATCCATAATCTCTTCTTTGTAGTCATCTGTAGAAGGGTTCTTACTATCCAATGCTTGTAGATATACTTGAGCTCCATCACACATAATAGATACTTCTGGTAACTGTAACACAGCAGCTGCTTTTAATACAGCTTGTATTTTATTACCAGAGAGATCAATCTCAACGTCTGGGTCATCTATTGTTATCTGTTTATCTTTAGGTGGAGTTACAATCATAGAAGAGTCAGCAAACGTATAATTAACAGACGATCTACCTCCTCGTACTACAACTTGTGTTTCAGTAAAATCAAACTCAGGTTTTTCAAATAGACTTACTACACCTAAGAACCTACTAAGATCATAGATTGCTCCTGACGTAGTAAGGCTTTCTGTTATCTTAGCTTTAGCCATTATAGATTTAGATGTTGCAATAGTCTGTAACATTTCACCTGGTTCAAAAGCTATAGAAGGATTAATCATAGCAAAGTTTTTTAGTATTTGTATAGTCTGATTACTTATTTGCATTTTGTCTCGCTTTCTTAGCAGCTAACTTCTTAGCTGTATCATCTTCAAACGTACCAGACTTTCTATTATGAACAGCACCAGTATCTTTCATTGTAACTTTAGAACCTTCCAGAGGACCTTTTAAAGGTTTACCTCCTGAATTAATTCCTACTTTAGAAGAGTCAGCTGTAGCAGAGGCTTGTATCTGAGCTAGGTCTGCTAAGCTACCACCAAACACATGAGTACCTACATGCTGTAATTTCATCCAAGGACATAACCATATCTTCAGATCTATCTTACGAGCCCACTGACAGAACATATAATCTTCTGATAGATATCTTCTTGATACAGGATCAATCAATGCTTGGAAGTACATCATTATTTCTGTACTACCATCAAACTCTTTAGTTCTAACATGGTCAGGTCTATATCTAAATCCACCAGGACTGTTTACACTATCTTCCCAATAAGCATCCTTATACTTCTGTAAACATTTCTTAGTAAACATCATAAATCCAGTACCACCTTCTAACACTTCAGCTGGTTCATCTAATTGTATTCTATCTGTACCAGGTACAGGATTAAATACATAGTCACCAACATAGTTATCTAAGTTCTGAGGATCTTCATCAGCTTTACCTTGATCGACAGCAGCTTTAATCTTTTCCCAAGCAATACATTTCTTAGGATAAGGAGCACACATTATATCATACTTAGACTTATCATCTTCATGATCCATTAATGCCATCATAGATAAAACATCTCTAGCATCAAAACCAATATCACTATCAATAAATATCATATGTGTACTATCACTTCTCATAAACTCATCACAGCAATAGTTACGAGCCCTAGTAATTAAACTTTCATTAAACAAATAATAGAACTTAACTTCTATTCCATAATGCATACACAATGCAGATAAGTCATTAGTACTTCTAGTATACATACCATGACACTGTCCTCCATACATAGGAGTAGCTACAAATAGTTTTCTTTTCTTCAGTTGGTCTATCTCAATCTTAATTTCCATTATCATCTCCTGATGTAAAATGTGCTAGCAATACAATATAATGAACAGCCTTCAATAGATCTTTTCTATTATGACCACCCTTCTTACCATACCTCATTAAATATTTTATAGCAGTATCTCTACATGTCGTATCAATACTACCTAGTGTTTCCCATACATCTATAGTCTGTACTTCTTTCTTACCAACGTAATGTTGATTGTAAGTACTATCGATATACTTTTCTACTTCTTTTAAGAATTTCTTTTCATTAAATCTCATTAGTGAGGTCTCGTATCTTTAGCATTATAATCTCCATCATACATTCTATCTGTTTCAGCTTCACAGTAAACAAATTGCGCTACACGAGCACCCTTCTGTATTCTAGCATTACCACAACCAATATGCATCACAGCTCCAACATAATTCTGGAAGCCACTATCATATAGTCCTGATGTAATTGAAATACCATTACGGTTTAAAGTAGATCTAGGTATTAGCCATCCAGCAAAGCCTTCAGGTATAACTACCCAATGACTTGTATCAAACTGATACTTTTTACCTTCTTCTAATAACCACTCTCCTGTACTATCTGGAAAGATTTCTTTTGTATCTTTTCTATGTTGTTTTTTATCTATACCAATATAGAACTCATCAGTACCTATCTCCCATACCCTATCAATACATAGGTCTACAGCATTAGGTTGAATGTTCTCCACAGGCATATTAGAAATGTTCGTCGTCAGTCCAATATTCTTCAGCATCACTTTTCTCACATAAATTATCTATAAAGGTTAAATTATTATCAATCTTTTCTTCATTTTTAATATCACCTACTTTAGCATTGAAGTCAACTTCTTTCTCAAATTTTCCATTAACAGCACCAGTTGGACTATCGTCAAACATAATACCGTTAGCACCATACCAACAAGCAGCACTACTATCCCAAGTGTCAATATACTGACCATAGCCAGTGTCTGATAAAAGTTCAATTTCATTTGGTCCATCCAACATTCCTAAGAAGTGAATCTTCTTACCGTTATTAACTATATCAGTAAGCACTCCTCTCATATCTAACTCACGAATGAACTTCATTCTCGAAAGATATCTTTGTAATTTATTATTTTTTTCCACCCCATAAGCATTAGGTATATTCAATATACTAAACCCAATATAGTCTACAAGAGAACTATTAGCTGCCCAAGTAAAACCTGTTATAAGGTCTTCCATATCACCTATCTTAGATTGAGGTACAAAGAATGTTCCAAAACCTTTCTCTTTAAATGTAGGAGCTATCTCCATAGCAGCTTCTATAGTTACAGAGCTTTTTTGATCTGGGTAGTCTGACATTACAATGTAGTCAGCTTTAACTCTTTCACCCATATCTATTAACTTATCAGTTGGGTACATAGGTTTGTCTTGCTTGTACATTTCAAAGGCAGAGTTATCTAATATCTTTACACCATCATAGGCTTCAAACCAATCAGCATATCTCATATCAGTTTCTACTAAATGAGCTAACATTAAATGACTCTTATACTTACCAGCAAACTTATTAAGAAAGTCTGTTGGCATTATATGACAAAATTCCATTAGTTTATTATTCCTTTTGTATCAATATCATAATCAGTAATGGCACCATTCTCTCCATCTTCACTTACTGTTATAGTGAATGTTCTATTAGGATATTTTTTGTATATGTAAACAGATAAATCATCAGACATCATCTCACATGACTTATGATCTAATTCTATTGTACCTTCTGTATAAAGACCTTCTAGTTCTCTTTTAAATAATATAAATTCTATTTCTCTATCATCATGAAAGACATCTATCTCAACTCTAAAGTGAAACATATGTCTATGAGGATAGGCTAAGAACTCTACTCCTTTAGGAGCATTAGGATACTGATGTATACCTTCCTTCTGCCAGGTTACAAATATTCTTTTACGCATACACCACCAACTGTTCTTGTTTACTTTTAGTATTTAATACTTTATATCTATTATCAGTTGGCCAAGATTTATACTTATCCTCGAGGATAAGTTGATATATACCATTATTCTCTTGGGCCATAAGTACTTTACCTCTATCACCTAACAAGTGTTGCAGAGCTTTTGCAGCTTCAAATACTCTTGCAAATCCACCATGTGGTTTACCATTCTTTGTTTTAGTTTTTACAGGACGACCACGTTGTTCACATAAAGTTAAAAATTCATCCATACTAAATCCTTTACCCTTGAAAGCTCTATTCAAATATAGCTCAGCAGCAATACCATTCGTAGCTGGTTTATAATCCTTAATATTTTTCTTAACAATATCTAAAGTTAAATCTTCTCTTTCAATTCCAGTACGAGTATAAACAGGAGTCTTTGCTTTAGCTTTTCTATAAGGTATACAACTATTCCTTAGTTCATTTATATCTACCACATAATTATTATCATATGTATCTGGTGTTACTTTTAAGGGTTTAGTTAACCAAAAATAATTACTTGGCATTGCACCTTTAAAATTTAAAGGTAACTCTTTATAAGGTTTACCATACTTACCTTGTACGTCCTTAGGTTTTACTTTTTGTATAAATGCTCTGTCTTCTCTATACATTTTAAACTTTATAAGAATATCCTTTATTAAATACTCTTGCGGACCATGTACCGTTGTTGTTTTTCTTTTCAATGGTTCTCTTTTAGTATTTTGTATTTCTTCTATACTAAAGTCACCAATAATTTTAATTGATTTCATCATATAATATTCCTTTTTGCTATTGCATTCTCGCTAAGTTTAAAAACTCTCTTCTAATATCAGATTTATCTTCAGCAAATATACCACCTACAGATAATGTAACTGTAGAACTATTAGTATCTTGTATACCTCTACTCTTTACACAGAAGTGTTCTGAATCTATAAACACAGCTACATCAGCAGTCTCAGTAACATAAGATATAGCAGCTCTAATCTGCTCTGTTAATCTTTCTTGTACCTGAGGTCTTCTACTAAAGTATTCTGTAACTCTATTTAATTTAGACAGACCTAGCATCTTACCTTTAGGAAGATAAGCTATAGTACATTTACCATAGATAGGAACAAAGTGATGCTCACAAACAGAGTTAACTGTAATACCTTTCTCTAATACAAAAGAGCTATTAGTATTAATATTCTGTAGTTTATTTTCTATTGCTGTACACTTAGGAAAGTTCTTATAATCCATACCCCAGAACAATTCATTAACATACATCTTAGCTAATCGTCTAGGAGAGTCTTGCATTGAGTCATCTGTCAAGTCAAGTCCTAATAGTTCCATTATCTTTTCAAAATGATCTTCTAATAATGATAGCTTCTGCTTATCCATCATATCAGTTACATTAGATGTCATAGGAGTCTCAATACCTAGTGACTTTAGATGGTCATGTACTTCCCAACCTAATGAGCTATCAGTTTTATCTTTATTTAACGCCATTCACTTTTCCTTTATTATTATTTGCTTTCCCATGGAAAGACTACCCACTTATCGTTATCTAATACTATTGGACTAAAGTCAACAGCAAACTTACTTGTTTTTCTTTGTATCAATGATACAGTTTTAACTCTTGCGTCCATAGGACCTT